GCCGCCAATATATTGCACCATTCGTAAGTAAAGCATGAAATAAGATTGCACGCCCTGGAATACTCGCAATAGCAAAGACCACACAATCTTCAGTTTCGCCTTGATGTTTTCGTAAGTCATATAAATATTCCCTCCTTATTTTACAATATATGGGTGGTATATTAGCATTTAAATAAGACATTGTATATTATTTAATATCTCCCCAAGTATCTCCTGATTCATAATCTACTTTATTAGGTATTTCTAGTTTAACAGCTGATTCCATAATTTTAATTATTTTACTTGCATGTTCTGGTGATTCAACAGAAATATCTAATTCATCATGAATTTGTATGTGAGGCACAACACCTTCTTCATGTAAACATATTAAAGACATTTTTGTCATATCTGCTGCAGATCCTTGTATTAATCTATTTAAAGCTCTGTAAGTAAAAGCTCTTTTAATACCAAATGTATATTCTTTTTGTGCGTCTTCTAATTTTTTAGGTGTACCTGTATTAAATGTTAATGGTTCCCACAAATCAAAATGACAGATTCTTCCTTTTAAAGTTCTAATAATTCCAGATCTATCTGCTTTGTTAGTTGTGTTTTTCATTAATTGTTTTATAAAAGGTGCTTTGGCATGATACTGCGCAATTAATTTTTCTGCTGACTCTTTCATTAAACCTAATTCAGCCATTAATTTATTTTTACCCATACCATACATTAATCCAAGATTAATAGTTTTAGCTTGTGATCTTTCAATACCTGCCATCTTTGCAACTGCTGCATGAAAATCTGCTTCACCATTAATATAAGCATTTGCAATTTCATCAATGCCATCTAACTTTTGTAATTTAGCATAATGAACTAATATTCTTGGTTCTTGTTGTGAGTAATCAAATACTCCCCACTTATGATTTTTTTCTGGAATAAATATAGATCTAATTAGTGGACCTAATTCCTTATGTCTTACAGGAATTTGTTGCAGGTTTGGATTAGACATTGAAAATCTTCCTGTTACCGTTCCACCATCATCAGATCGTATTTGATTTATATCTGCATGAATTCTTCCATTATAAGAATGTTTTGTAATTGTATCTATAAAAGTTGTATGTGCTTTGTTTATTTCTCTTGCATTTGCAATTGATTGTGCAAGTTCATGTGGATGATTTGCTAAAAAATTTCTAGTAAAACTTGGAGCTCCTGTTTTTTCTGTTATATCATATGGAAGTTCAAGTGCTTTAAATGCCTTTGCAATAGATGCTGCGGCCCATAATTCTACATCAATGTTAGTTAACTCCTTGATTTTAAACAACAATTTCTTTTCTTCTTCTATTAATTTTTTTTTAATTTTTTCTGCTTTTTCTAAATCTACTCTTACACCTTTAAATCTCATGTCCACTAAACATGGAAATAATTTTGTTTCCATATCAAAAATATCTACAAGATCTTGTTTATTAATTTCTACTTTCATTTTATGCCAAAGTTTTAAAGTAGATTCTGCATCTCTTTCTGCGTATTGACCAACAAACATAGATGGAAGTTTCCACAAATCTTTTTTAGGATTGATTCCATATTCTTTTGCTGCTGCTTGTAATACAGCTTCATCCTTACCAACTCCTGCATATTCTTTTGCAAGTGTATCAAGACGATAACTTAATCTATTTTCATCAACAAGTGATGCTGCAATCATAGTATCTCTAATATTTTTTGGTAGTGTAAGTCCTGTTGATCTTAACCAACACACGTCATACATTGCGTTGTGAAATATAAATGTAGCATCTTGTTTAAATAAATTTTGTAACCAATTTAAAACTAATTTCTTGTCCATGTTGCCACCACCTTCGTGTGCTATTGGATAATATGCAGACCATCCCTCCACTGCTACTGCAACTCCTATAATTTTACCATGACCAATCACGTTCCCCGATCCTATTTCCATTAAGTTTGGATCATAGGTCTCTAAATCTACTGCAATTTCTTTGTAGCCGCGTAAATCTTTTAATTCTTCCGGAACCACCCATTCTGTTTGTGGTGTAAATAAAACTTGTTGAAAGGTTCGTGTCATTTATTTTTATAATCTCTTTCTAAAATCATTTCTAAATAATGAATTGCTTTTAATACATCTTCCTTCTTACCTTTTAATCCATGACGACAAATGTATTTAATTGCATTGCCTTCTGCAAAAGGTAAATTATTTTCATTTATAAACACCGAAGGTTGTATTTTCATTTTTTTATAATGTTTACCACCTACTTGTCTAAAAAATACTTTATTAATCATATGATATATGCTTTGCTAAAGTCTCTTGGATCTACAATATGAAGCTCTTTTCTAGCTCTGGTGCAAGCTGTGTAGTATAATCTATGTAAATCATCCGGGTCATCCTCATTTTGTCTTATAGCGGCAGAAGTTAAATCAGTTAGAATACAAATATTGTCTTGTTCACCACCTTTGAATGAATGAATTGTAGATAAAAGAATTCTAGGAGTTTTGTTTATCTTCTCACCATTTGCTCTCATATTACGAATATAATTTTCTGTAATTGTATCAACACCTTCAAATGATTCATACCATACTTTGTTAGTAAGTAAACCATGATTTTGCATACAATCATTAATTAAATATTTTTCTTCTGCTTTTAATGTTTTAGCATCTCTATATCCAGGAGTTACATTGGCTCCTAAATATCTGTATATGTTTTTTATTTGAAGATAATTTAATGGTGTATTGTTTCTAAAATCTTCCCAGTTACTTAACGCAAGTAATAATTCTAATGATATAGAATTAACGCCTTTGTATTGATAGTACCATCCTTGTAATTCACATAATTCTTTAACATCATTTAAAAAATGATTAGCTGTTGCAAGGACTGTCCAATTACCTTTAGACATATCTACTTGTGTAATATCTGTATAATATTTTAAAATACCTGTTTCTTGCCTTGGTTTATAATCTTTTTCATATCTATTCTTAACTCTTGATATAATTTTTTGTGATAATTCGTGTATAGGACCTCCAGGAATGCGATAAGATTGATTGAGCGTTCTGATCTCATCCACTTCATTTTTTAACGCTATAAAGTGATCTACATCAGCCCCAGCCCACTTAAAAATAGCTTGATCATCATCCCCTGCAATGTAAGTTTTTTCTGCGTTTTTCCATATAGATTTAATTAATTTCCACTGTAAATAAGATAAATCTTGTGCTTCATCTATAAATAATACTTTAAATTTAGGAGTTAAATCTCTTTCAACAAACTCTTCCAACAAATCAGTATAATCTTTTAATCCTCTTTCCTTCTTATATCTTTTTAGTTCTTGGTCTATTAAATATAAGGTGTTTCTTTCTACATCTAATAAATTTTTTCTTAAATCATAGCACTCAAGAAGATCCATACCTTTGACTCTTGCCGTATTAATAATGGTTAAGTATTCATTATCTGAATTAAATATACCATCCTCTTCTGAATACGATGCAGTTTTAATAGGTATATTACACTTAACTCCAAATTCTCTATAATCTTCTGGGCTCATCATTCTATCTCTAGTCATGTTTAATAATTTAAAACATAAAGAATGAATGGTTCTAAAATAAATTAAATCATGTTCAGGACTTAATTCAAATTTTTGTGCAGCTCTTGTTGTAGCTTCTATCGCAGCTTTTTTACTAAAAGAAAAATAACCTATCTCTCTTGGTTTAATCCCTTGTTTAATAAATTCATCTACTAGATTTAATAGTGTTGTGGTCTTTCCTGTTCCAGGCGGTCCTAATATTATTGTTTTCATATTTCTTTAACCTCCTTTCTAATATTTCTTTTTGTAATTTTATTTTATTTAATTCTTTTTTTAATAATCTGTATTTTAAAAACCAATTTATGCCTATCATTAAAAGTGTTCTTCTTGATATTTAACTTGTGATACAGAAGCATCAATCTTCTTCATGGTTTTAATTTTTACCAATCTAGGTTCTTGACCTTTAATTTTTATTCTAACTTCTTCTATAAAAATTTGATCATCCTTTAAAGATTTTATTAAATTACCTGTTTTAGATTTATCCATTTCCCAATGATTTTTTTTACAAAAATTGTAAAAGTCTTCCATTCTAAAATAAGTAAATTCTCTCCTATCATCTGTGTATGGAAGTTTATTAAAAATATCTTCCATTGTTCTTGCGTTTTGTCTATTGGTTGTCCAGTCTTGAAGTAACGCAATAATTTGATTTTTAGGATCTAATGATTCCAAAGGTTCTATTAATTCCATTTTATCTATTAATGGTTTCAAATAAAATTCTCTCCAATCTTTGTCTTTTAACTTTGGTATAACGAGATCCGCTTTTTCAAGTAATGCAATGGCAAACATAACAGGATTTGCTAAATGCTCTGTTTTTAGTTCTATTCTTTTTAAATTTTCTCCTTCGCCTACATTTAAAAAATACTGTGGCGGATTAGAATTATATTTCTGTAAACTACTTAACAAAGGCATAGCATCTTCATCAGAACCTACACCAAATTTTTTAGTTTTACATAGTGATGCATTACAAACATCCACAATGGGTGAAAGTTTACATCTATATTTGTCGTAACCTTTTTTGCCAATGGACTTTAACATTTGTTGTACTTCACTGTTAGGTAAAGGCGGCGACATATATTTTAAGTTAGCTGCAACGACTTTATCTTGCCAAGTATCTGGATCTGCTTGTTTAAAATATATGGCAATATTAAACAATGCATTGTTCCTAGATCCTTCGCCAAAGCCGTCGCGAGCTAATCTATTTAAACATGGAGGCCCATCTTTAAATGCTTCTTCTATCTTCTCTTCTTTAATTTGAATTTTTTCAATTTCTTCCCTGCTGCAAGCATAAACATCATAGAGCTTATAAAATTCTTCAAGTGATATAGCGGAGCCATTATCGTCAAAAGCATATCTCAATCCTTTTGTTTGGTTATGGTAGGGAAGATTTAAAAAATTACCTGTGTCCCCACGTTCCACAAGTATTTCAGTTTGTTTAGGAAATATTTCAACACCTGGATATCCTAATCCACCTGAAATTTTTTTAAGTGTAGATTGCATCAAAGATGCAGGTATAAATTCTTTTGCAAATAAAAATACGTGTGCCCCACCAGATTTTGATCTGAATACTATGAGTGGAAGTTTTAAACTTCTTATTTTTTGTATTAAGTTCTTGTGTTCAAGGTTATACTGATCAATATCAATACAACCCCACTTACAATTATTAGATTCATTAATGGGAATAATACCCAAAGCAGGATCAACACCATTAAGGTGGTCTTCCCAAAGGTTATCCGTGACCGGTTTTCTAATGATAAATGCTTTTCCTTTTTGTTTTCCATTTTCTCCACGTTCTCCTTTTTGATACTGTCCATATGCTGTTTGAAATCCAGCAAATATCTGTTTAAATTTTTCTTTCATGTTTTGCCATATCATTTGGGGCCCGTATCACCGAGCCCCGTTTCAAGAATAAATTAAAACGGCACGTTTTCGCTTACTCTCTCTTCTACATCAGCTCTTGTTTGCACCGATCCTTTTTTAATGTCATTAAAAAAACTTTTGGCTGTTAACCATAAAGTTTTATCTTTTTCATTTAAAATTCGATCTTGTGTTACTACCCAACCATACCAACTACCTTTATCATTTTTTTGTAAAGTAGATGCTAGGTTGTATACAACACCTTGCATTGGAACTAATTTAAAATTACCTTTATCATCAGGAATAAAAGTAGTTTTCATCATTGAGTTCCATTTTTTGCTTACATTAAGTTGAGTTGATTTCATGGTAATTAAAGCTGGAGTATAACCACCTGCTTTAGTCTCAACTAATACATAATAAGATGAAGTTTCTTCCAAATAATTACCATTTGGTAATCTAATTTTAGATCCCTCTCTTTTACCTGTAGCTATTACTGGACTATGTCTTTCATGAATTGCTATCGGTGCTGCAGATCCTTCACCTCTGTCAGACCATTCAGGAAAGTCTTTTTTATAGTAACAAGAAACAACCTTAATTCCTTTTTTACCATCATACAGTTCACTTGTAACCGTATTATAAATCATACCAGGTTTAGCACCTGATACATATTTAGCATCACCTTCAGTTACCTGTGGTGATAGTTGTCCAAGGATCCTTATGAAAGGTAACGCAAGATCTTGTTGCGTCATGTTTTCAAAACCTTTGTCTAGATCATCTCCAAACAAAGCAACAGAACCATTGGTTGTTTTTTTAACCATTGCTTCATTAGCCATCATCATTTCTCCATTATTTACGGGTTATTTTAGTTATGTCTTTAATCCAAGTACTAAAGACTTCAGAAGGCATGTCGAGCCCGGACTCGACACGCTCCTGGAATAAAGCTGTCAAAGTGTTCCACGCCACGTCAGATTTCTGTTGTGGATTAAAACCATTTGACGCTGCAAGGTCCAACAATTGTTGTGCCTTGTTATCTTCGCCACGACCGAACGTAACAGAAACATTATTTTTAATAATGTCTCCAAGTCCGTTATCACGAAGCCATTTATATGCTTCTTCCCTTCGAGTATCATCTTTGGGAAGAGTACATCTGTATTCTCTTTTGACTGTTACAGATGAACCATCAGCTAATTTTAAGGAACTCAAACCTTGCTCTGCAAGTAGTTCGGGTATCACTCTAGAACTAATATCGTCAGCCATCTTTTTTAAATTATCTACATGTTCTTCAGCACGCATAATATCATCTTGTAATTTTTTTAATTTTTGACATTCAGCTGCTATAGTAGTTACTTCTACATTATCTAAAAGATCTGTTGAATCTTCTAACATCATTTTTCTTACATCGTCACTCATATTATCCTTTCTGAAAGAGATCGATTTCAATTGGGTAATATTTAAGCTCTCTACGATCCCATTTTAAGAGACTAAATTGACCATTGGTCTGTTCAGTTGCTATGGCACAGGAAATACCAATAAT